TCAACGGATCGGCTTCTCGCGGTTGGCGCGGTAGACGGCCCGGACGGACTCGCGCACGATGGCCGGGGCGGCCTCGGCCACCACACGCCCGGCCTGGTCGCGCACCATCGCCGTGAACCCCCCGACCGAATCGTCAAACCCCACGCTCACCGCCAGCCCGGCCCCGGCACCAGCCGCACCGCTCAGGGCCGCCTTTGCCTGCGCCACGTTCAGAATCCCGCCGCCGCGCGACGGGATGAAGACTTCCGAGTTGGGCGTGTTCTCGTTGACCAGATACGGCTGTCCGGCTCTTGCCGTCCCACCGCCCGCGCGCGCCGGGGTCAGCAAACCTCCAAGAAACCCGAACAGGCCGCCGCCTCCCAGCCCAGACAGGCCCAACAGTGCTCGATGGAGTTGCACCTTGGCCATCTCGATCAGCAACGATGCGATAGCGCGCTTGGCAGCATCGGCCCCGTCCAGCGCGGCGAAGAAAACCCCCGAGATGGCGTCCATTCCCCGTTCCGCACGCTCGCGCAACTCTTCCAGCCCGTCGCGCGCTTCCTTGGCCTTCTCGCCAGCCATGGCATAGGCACCTGCCAGGGCGTCGATCTCGGCCGCCAGCGCCGGGGTGATCTCCAGCCCTGCCTTCTGCGCCTCAGCCAACAGCTCCGCCCTCTTGCGTGCGTAGGCCACCATGTCGCCATAGCGCCCACCCGCACCCGCCGCCTCCAGAAAGGCCGCCGCCTCCGCCTCCAGCGCCGCCGTCTCTTCCCGGATTGCGGTCAGTCGCGCGTCGAACCCGCCGCCGCCGCGTCCACCACCGCCCCCCCGCCCCCCGCCGCCACCGATAGGCGGCAGGCCAAAGTCGATGTCGTTCGGCGCACGCGCCGGCCGCGGCGAGGCATCCGGTGCCAGGGGGGGGCGGACATAGGGCGCACTGAACGCAGCCTTCTGCGCCCGTGTAACGCCGGGCGTGCCCGAAGGTCCAGCCCCGGCCACGCTGGCAACCGCCCCCGCCGCTGCGGTGGCATAGGCCAGAACCCCAGCCAGCGCCTCGCCCAATGCCCCGAGCCGATCGATCACGCCACCAAACCCGATGTCATCGATCGACGCCACCGCTGAGGCCGCATCGGTGGCAACCGTGATCTGCAGCGCCAGAAGGCTGTTGAAGTCCTCCGCAGCGACCGATCCGTTGTCCAGGTCCCGCACCAGAATCCGGACGGCCTCTGCTACATCCATGACGGCATTTCCGGCTGCTTCCTCGCCGATATCCCGCAGGCCCAGCCCAAGGGCGTCCAGATCGCGGCTGGCAGCCACCGCCGCATCGCGCATAAGCTCGATGTCGCTGGCAACGCTCCGCGCAAACTCCTCTGGGGTCTGCACATAGGAAATCTCATCCTCGATCAGGTCAAAGAACTCGGCCGCACCAACGACAGCCCCCTTGAACATCGTCGACAGCTTCATCGCCAGAACGTCGAACTTGTCGTCCAACTGGGCCGCCTTGGCCACAACGCCTTCGTCAAGCACCAGACCGGCCTCGCGCGCGCTGGCGATCAGGCGGTCGACCGCGCTCGCCCCGCCCTCCAGCCCAAGCACCATTGCCCGCCCCCCCCGGCCAAAGGCATCCGCCCCCATCGCCAGCCGCTCCTGGTCTGACCCCGCACGCGCCATGGCCGCAGCATAATCACGCAACAGGTCGATCACCGGGCGCACCTGACCCTGCTGATCGCGCAGTGCAATGCCATTGGCCCGGAACTGGCGGAGCAGTTCGCCGCTGCCTTCCGCCGCTTCGCCGATCCGCTGGCTGAACGTCTCCAGCCCCTTGGCGCTATCGGCCACCTCGACCCCGGCCAGCTTGAAACCGGCCTGCAGCCCCTGCAACGCCTCCACGCCCAGCCCGATCCGGTCGGCGGCATCCTGCAAGTCGGCGATGTCTCCGATCACGCCCCGGATGTTGGTGGTAAGCCCGGCAAAGGCCGCTGCGATCACGCCCCCGGCCAGGCCGACGGCAAACGACTTGCCAAAGGCGATCACACCGTGCCCAGCCCGCGTCATTTCCTGGGTCACCCGCGCACTGAAGGCCGCAGTATCGCGCTCGGCCCTCCGCGCGAACCCGGCGATCAGCTTGTTGTTCCGGTCCAGCGCTCGCTGAAAGTCGCGGTCGCGCGCCTGCAGCAGAATGGTGATCCGCTCTGTCGCCTCGTCAGCCATAGCGCCTTACCAGATCCTCGAATTCGGCATCAGTCGGCGCAGCAGGGCCAGCCCCTTCCTGCGCCGCGTTCCAGGCCTCGATCAGCAGGCCGGCCTCTTCCGGCGTCAGCGCCCGCACCTCGGCAGGCAACCGCCCCATCACGCCGCAGATGTTTGCGATTCTGGCGCGGGCGTCGTACCGGGCCGGCCGCCCCTCGCCCCCGCGCCGCCCCCGTCCGATCCAGCTTCGCTTTTTTTTTCCGCGCCAAGCACGGCAGGCAGGAACGTCACGCCCAGAAGGCGTTGCGCGATCCGCCGCAGCTCCAGATTCTCCGATGGCGGCAGTCCCGCCACCAGGTCATCTGCGGCGCGGTCAGCCATTCCGCCTCCGATCAGGCCCAGCGCGATCAGGTCACGCACATGGCGCACCTGCGGCGGGTTGCCATGGCCGAACAGCTGGTCCCACAGCGCAAAGACACCGAAGGGCGCATGCTGCACCTCAAAGCGCTCGATCTCGCCGTTGCGCAGAACCAACCGGCGGCGCAGGCCGCCGATCTCCTCTTCATAGGCCCCCGTCGCGGCAACAGCCATCAGGACGCCGCGGTAAAGGTGACCGCCCCGGTCGAGGCCAGCGACAGCGAATAGGTCACACCGTCTTCCTGTTCACCGCCGTACTCGACCGAGCTGATGAAGAAGGCCCCGGCGAACGTGCCGAGCTCGGGCACCACGATGCGGAAGTTGCAGATCGGATCGGCCGCCATGGCCACGCTGTTCATCCGCGCCTCGGTGGCCTCATCCTTGAAGTACCCGTTCCCCGCCACCTCGACCCGCTTCACCCCCCCCAGGACCTCAGTCCACAGCGCGCCACCCGGCGCCGCGCAGTCCGCCGTCGTGACATCGAACTCGCTGTTGTTGATGGTCAGGGTCTTCGACCGAAGGCCACACAGGACCGCAAAGACCTCGGTCCCGGCCCCGTCGCCGATGTTGACCAGCATCATCCGGCCTTTCTGCTTGGCCATGTCCGTCTCCTCTGTGTGTGATGGCGGGCTACAGCCCGTGAACCTTGCCCAAGGGCAGAAAGGGGCGTCAGGCGCTCAGCGCCACGTCAAAGACAGTCGTCGCCACATGGCTGCGCCCGTCGGCCGCAGGCCCCGCCGCCTGCGTCACAAACCAGCACCAGTCGCATGCGAACCCGGCCACGGTCAGGGCCGCGCCGTCCAGGCAGGTCACCACCGCCTCGGCGATCTTCGTGGCTTCCACCCGCCCCGCGACAGGGCGCGAATGCGCCTCCAGCGCGACGGTCAGCCGCCAATCCGTGTGGCCGTCCATCCGCAGCGGGTCCAGACCCACGGCCTTGATCCGCAGGTAGGGCAGGGCAACGGCTTGCGGCGGTTCGTCATGCACCCGCGCGCCGACCAGCGCCGCGACAGCGGCATCCGCCCGCAACCGCGCCACCAGTGCCGCCTGCAGCGCCAGGGCGGGGCCGTCAGCCACCCATCGCCTCCTTCACGCCCTTGGACAGCGCCCGCCTGGCCCGCCCCCGGTGTCGTTTGCGCGTCACCGCCAGCGCGGGGTTCACGAACGGTCGCGGCGCATTGTCGCCCTCGGTCACCTTCGCCTTGGGGCCGAAGTCGCACAGATAGCTGCCGTTGGCATTGGCCGTCCCGGTGATGGCGGCCCTGTTGGCACCCTCCCCTGGATGCAGCACACGCGCGATGCGGATCAGCTCTTCGCCCGAGGTCCGGTTGGCCAGCCCCACATGTTTCAGGATGCGCGCGTCCAGCTTCGACAGCTTGCGCATCACCCGATCGGCTCCCTCCACGCTCACGCCGCCACCCCGACCTCGATCACCATTTCCAGCAGGACGCGGTCACGCCCGACATCGCCGATGCTGCGGATGTTCCACACCCGCCCGCGTACCAGCACACGGTCGGCGGCGCTCAGACCCAGCGACTGGCTGCTGCGCCTGATCCGCATCGTCGCGGTCCGCGAGGCTTCCACCCGTCCTGCCGCCACCGCTTCGCGCCCCGGCGTCTCCAGTACATCCGCCCAGACCGTCAGGTGATCAGCCCAGCCGGTCACCGCGTTTCCATACCCGTCGTCTCCCGCGACCAGCCGCTGAAACGTCACCCGATCCCGCAGCGCCCCGGCCCCCATCCCCGTCACACCCACACAACATGGGGCAGCAGCAGCGCCGTGACCGCCTCGGGCATTTCCTCCCCCGACCGGCCCAGGGCAACGGCCTCGCGATTCGCATGGTAGTGCCCGGCCAGCATCAGGACGGCCACTTTCAGGTCGGCCGGGACGGCCGCATCGCTGGCCCCGTATCCCACCTGCAGGCTGATGCTCACGGCATCGGGCATCGCCCGCGTCACCGGCCAGACGGCGCCATAGGCAGGCACGATCACCGGCGGCTCCGTAGACCGCACCAGCGCATAGGCTCCGCTGTCCAGCACGGTCGAAACCCCGGCGGCATTCACAAAGCTGATCTGCTGCACCGCCAGAACCGGGGCCACCGGAACGCGCAGGCAGGCGGCAAAGCCGTTGCACCGCCACTCGACCACCTGGGTGATGAGGCGGCGGCGCGTGAACCCCTCGACGCGCGCCCGCGCAGCGGCCAGATAGGTCGCGATCAGCGCGTCCTCCTCGCCATGGTCGACCTTCACATGCGCCTTCAGCGTGGCCAGGCTCACCGGCTCCGCAGCGGGGGGTGTCGTCAGGATCAGCGTCATGCAGGTGTCACTCCGGAGGGGTCAGTTGCTGCGGTGGGCCTCGGCGACCCGCCGCAGCACCGGCCCTGGCATCACGCGATGATCACGATCTCGTCGACACTCGTCGCGTCATACTTGCCCGCCGGGCCGTAACGGCAACCCGACCCGATCACGATGCCCCCGGCATCGCTCGTCGCCGTGGCCACCGTCACCGACAGCCGGAAATGGCCGAATCCGTTGGCTATATCCAGATCCTCGGTCGAAAAGGCGATCACGGCCTGCTTGTCGCTGTCGGTCCCTGCCTGCGTCAGCTGCGTGATCGCGGCCCCCGCCAGGTCCTTCGCCCCGGTGCCCGACCCGTCCGTCGCCTGCTCGATCTTGGCATCCAGCGTGGCGCTCGACCCCAGGGTGCCGGCCTGCACGATGGCCATGAAGTCCTGCCAGAGCGCGGCGCTGATCCAGCCGGTGCGTTCCCCGCCTACGCGGGGATGAGCCGGCCATTGCCCGCCGAGACATCGAGCGTGGCGCGCGTTCCCCGCCTACGCGGGGATGAGCCGTTC